CCACCAGCGCGGCCGATTCGCCGATCGGCGATCTGGGACAGCTGCCATCGGGCAGCATCGTCGGCCTGCCCGCCGGTGTCAACCTGCAGCTGGTCGAGCCAAAGGCCGTGCCGGGCCACGTCGACTACCTCAAGTACAACCTGCACATCATCGCCGCCGGCTGGGGCATCCCCTACGAGCTGATGACCGGCGACGTGGGCGAGGCCAGCTACTCGTCAGCCCGCGTCAACCTGCTGAACTTCCGGCGCCGCGTGCAGGCCCAGCAGTGGCTGTGCATCGTGCCGCGCCTCATCGCCCCCATCTGCCGCGCGGCCGAAGATGCAGCCGTGCTGGGCGGCGTCATCCCACGCGCCGAGTACGCCTACGACCACAGCGTGCCGAAGTGGGAGTACGTCAACCCCGAGCAGGACGTCAAGGCCGACCTGCAGGAGATCTGGGGCGGCATGTCCAGCATCTCGGAGAAGCTGCGCCAGCGCGGCTACACCGATGCCAGCCAGGTCTTCGACGAGCTCGGCCGCGACATGCAGCGCCTGCAGGCCACGGGCGCGCTGCCTCTCCTGCTCGCCATGGCCGGCAAGGCCCAGGCCGCAGAACCCACACAAGGAACCACCCCATGAGCCACCTGTTGCCCCATCCCGGCGTCTCCGCGCAGCCGCGTTCCTGGGCCGCCGTCTCCCCTGCCGACACCGACATGAGCAAGGTGGCGCGCATCCTCTACATCAAGGCGGACGGCAACCTCGTCGTGCGCGGTGTGGACGACAGCACCAACACCGACTTCGGCGCCGTCAAGGCCGGGGCCTGGATCCCCGGCATCTTCAAGCGCGTGGCGGCCAGCACCACCGCCACCGTGATCGCCGGTTTCTGACGGCAGGGCAGGGAGCATGCTGTCCAGCGGAAACCTCGGCGTCGGCGTCGGCCTGGATGTGCTGTGGCGGCTGAATGCGGCCGAAGCGGACCTGGCCACCACCTGGAGCTTCGCCGCCTACGCCCAGGCCAACGGCGGCGCGCTGCCGGGCCCGTGGGCTGACCTGTCGCGGACTGGCCTGGGCACGCGGGTTGATGCGAGCGATCTGGTGGGGTATGGGCCGCACAACCTGCTGCCCGATGCGTCGGGTGTCCAGTCGTGGGCCGTCAGCGGATCTGCTTCTGGGTCGGCCACCTTTACGAATACGACGGATGCCGAGGGCCGCCCCGCTCTGCGTGTGCAGATTGCAGAGACGACGGGCTATGTATACCTGCAGAGCCCGGTGATCACCACTGCCGCGTCTGTCGACACGCGCGCCGGGCTGTTCGTGACTGGGACCGTTACTGGGGCGTCCGCAGCAGCCGGTGTCGGCGACACGTCACACGGCAACTACACATCGATTCTTGGAACCTCGAATGGCTGGGTAGAAGGCGGCGTCATCAATGTCGCCAGCACGTCGCACCGGGTCGGGTTCTACATCTACTGCGCTGCTGGCGTGGTCGTTGATATCACAGTGTCCGCCGGATCGTTCCGCCTGCTCCCCTCTCCTGCGCCGGCTGAACAGTACGTCTATACGACGGGCGCCGCCCGCTACCTACCGCGGGTCAACTACAGCGGCGGGGCGGCGAGAGGGCTGCTGATCGAGGGGCAGACCACAAACCTGTGGCTGAACAGCGCCACGCCTGCAACGCAGAGCTTCACGACGACCGCGCAGACCTACACGCTGTCGGTCTACGGCACTGTCACGATTGCGCTGAGTGGCACGGCGTCGGGCACGCTGACTGCGACGGGCGCTGCGGGCGTTCGGTCTACGCTGACTTTCACGGCGACGGCCGGCACGCTGACGGCTACGGTGTCTGGTCTGACGACGGGCAGTAAGGCGCAATTGGAGGCCGGAACTGCGGCCACGAGCTACATCCCGACCGTTGGCAGTGCGGTAGTCCGCGCAGGCGACTTCGCTGGCGTTTTCCTGACGTCTTCGGCCCTGAGCGCGGCATTCCCGGGCGGCGTCGGTCAGCCGTGGACGACGGTGTTCCAATACCGCAAGGGCTACAGCGTTTCAAGCGATGAGACGCTCTTTGCGCTGTCCGCAGGCGCGTCGGCTGGCGGGACCAACCTGCTCGCCCTGCAGACCAACGGCACGCAGGCCCAGCTCGTGCATAGCGGCGGCTCCGGCACGCTGACCAGGACGCTCGTGCATGACGGCAGCACGGTCAACAAGATCGCGGTGAGCGTGGATCCGGTCAGCGGCAAGGTATCGGTCAGCGTCAACGGCGCGGCCAGCGTCGAGACCACAGGCATCGCCTACACGGGCAGCGGCACCACGCACCTGATCCCGGGCGCGCGCACCACGGGCGGATCTACGCCTGTGCTAGGGATGGAAATCTACGACTGGCGCAACGGCCCATCCAGCTACATCACGGGCGCGAGCCTCCAGGCTCTGAGCGCCTGACGGGAGAGATCATGAGCACGACTCAAAAGACGATCCACGCGGCCACCGAGGCCGACCTCCTGTACCTGCTGACGCAGCACGGCTTCCTGGCCGCCGGCCAGCAGCCCGTGGCGGGTGTTGGCTGGGCCTACCTCGGCCCGTGGTCACTGGCCGGCACCGCGATGCCAGGCGTGGCGGCCCATGTCTGGTGGCATGCCGAGCCGGCCGACGAGGCAGAAGCCGCCGCGCGCGAGGCCACGCTCGCGGCCCTGCGCGCGCTGGGCGCCTTGCACGAGGGCAGCGATGCGGCCTGCAGCCTGCTGGGCACTGTCGGACAGCCCCAGCGGCCGAGCGATCACGCGATGATCGGCGTGCTGCGCGACTTGCACCGCAAGGCCTGCGGGGTCCAGGCCGCCGGCAAGTGGTGGCACAGCGATGACCAGAGCCGCGACCTGTACGCCCAGGCCGCCGCGCTGATCGCCCTCGGCGCCAACCCCGCGCCGGTGCCGTGGAAGACCATGGACGGCTCGACCACGATGATGACCAGCCAGACCCTGCTGGCCGTCCTGGGCGCCCTGGCCGTCAGCGACACCACGCACCACGCCCTGGCCGAGCAAGCCCGCGCCCAGCTCGCCGCCGGCACGCTCACCGACGTGCACACCATCACCTGGCCGCCCGGCTACGCGGAAGCCTGACCCATGCTCCACGTCGCCTTCCGCCACAGCGACCGCCGCCCCTTCGCGCGCGCGGTGTGCTTCCTGCGCGGCGGCGACACGGCCCATTGCGAGTCTGGCATCCCGGCCGGTGATGTGCACTGGTGCGTCTCGTCCAGCTTCCTCGACAACGGCGTGCGCGGCAAGCTCATCGACCTGCGTGACCCCGCCAAGTGGCGCGTGTACGAAGTGCCGGACGGCCAGCACCTGCACGTCGATGACTGGCTGGCCGAGCACGACATGGAAGGCTACGACATCCTGGGCCTGCTCGGCATCCTGTGGCGCCCGGCCGGCCACAGCGTGCGCCGCAAGTTCTGCAGCGAAGCCGTGGCCGAGCACCTGCTCCTGCGCACGCCAGAGCTCTACGATCCCCGCACGCTCGAAGACATCGTCGCGCGCCTCTTCCCACGCATCTACTGGGCCGATGGCCGGTGGATCTCGGCCGGCACCATCGTCCCCCAACCGCTCGAATTTAGTCGCACGCTTGCCTAGCGATGCAACAGGCCGGCGGCCAGACTGGCCGCATGCCTCAAGCGCACGACCTCATCGACATCCCGCTGCAGACGCGCGACGCGCAGATCGTGCCGTCGACCTGGCGCGATGACGACAGCACGGTCGAAGCCATCTGGACCACCGGCGCCCGCCGCCGTGCCTACGACTGGATGACCGACCAGCTCTTCGACGAAGAACTGGTCGTCGATGAGTCCGCCGTCGACATGTCGCGCTTCGACGCCGGCGCCGTGCAGGTGCTGGATGGCCATCGCGCACACGGTGGCACGGACGCCATCCTCGGCATCGCCACCCGCGGCTGGATTGCCGATGGCAACGGCCACGCCCAGCTGCGCCTGCGCACCAGCACGCCGGAACTGGCCGCCGTCGCGGCCGACGTCAAGGCCGGCCTGATCCGCGCCATCAGCTTCGGCTACAGCGTCCAGCGCTACGAAATCACCCGCCCGGTCGACCGCACCGATGGCGGCACCGTGCCGCTGTACCGCGCCGTCCGCTGGACGCCGCAAGAAATCTCGTTCGTGGCCGTCCCGGCCGACCCCAACGCGGGCACGCGCTCGGAGCAATCCGCGCGCGTGCTGCCGTGTGAACTTGTCCGGGCACATGCCCATCCTCAGGAGCCCAACATGCCCCAACCGAACACGGCCGACACGCAAGTCGCCAACACCGCCCCGGCCGGCTCGGCCGACACGTCCGCCGCCGATGTGGCCACGCGCGCCGCACAGCCGGTCGCCGCGCCGGCCGCGAACCAGGCCGCTCCTGTCGCGGCCGACATCGCCGAACTGTGCGTTCGCCACGGCGTGCCGCAGATGGCCGCCGAGCTGATCCGCTCCTGCAGCACCGTCGATGCCGCCAGCCGCCGCATCCTCGACAGCCTGGCCACCCGCGACGCGGGCCAGGGCGGTCACCTCAATGTGCGCGGCATCCGCACCGAGCGCGACGAGACCGAGACCCTGCAGCGCGGCCTGACCGAGGCCATCCAGCACCGCCTGGACGCCGGCGCCGAGCTCACCGACAACGGCCGCCAGTACCGTGGCCTGTCGCTGCTCGAGATGGGCCGCGAATACCTGCGCCAGCGCGGTGAAGACACGCGCGGCATGGACCGCATGACCCTGGCCGGCCGCATGCTCGCTTTCCGCAGCGGCTCGGGCATGCACACCACCAGCGACTTCGGCAACCTGCTGGGCAGTGCCGCCAACCGGCGCCTGCGCCAGGCCTACGACGAAAACCCGTCGACGTACCAGATGTGGGCCCGCCGCGCGCCGAACGCGCCGGACTTCCGCGAGATCAACGTCGTGCAGCTCAGCGGCGCGCCCGACCTGCTCAAGGTCAACGAGCACGCCGAGTTCACCTACGGCACGGTCAAGGACGGCGCCGAGAAGTACTCGGTCATCACCTACGGCCGCATCGTCTCGCTCACGCGCCAGGCCATCGTCAACGACGACCTGCGCGGCTTCGACCGCATGATCACCGCCTACGGTGCCGCCGCCAGCCGGCTGGAGAACCGCGTGGTCTACGCGATCCTGACGGCCAACGCGGCCATGAGCGACTCCGTCGCCCTGTTCGCCGCGGCCACCGGCGCCCGCAAGCAGACCAACCTGCAGAGCGGCGGCGGCTCCGTGCTGTCGATCGATTCGCTGGCCGCCGGCCGCAAGCTGATGCGCCTGATGAAGGGCATCAACGACGAAGAGCTGAACATCGTCCCGGCGTACCTCATCGTCCCCGCGGCGCTGGAGAACGCGGCCTACCAGCTGACCTCGTCGAACTTCACGCCGGCCACCGCCGGCACGATCAACGAGTTCCGCGCCGGTGGCCGCACGTCCGTGGAGCCGATCGTCGAGCCGCTGCTCGACGCGGCCAGCGCCACGGCCTGGTATCTGGCGGCCCGTGCCACCACGGTGGACACCGTCGAGTACGCCTTCCTGGACGGCGCGGACGGCCCGGTCATCGAAACCAAGGACGGCTTCGAAGTCGACGGTCTGCAGATCAAGTGCCGCCACGATTTCGGCGCCAAGGCGGTGGACCACCGCGGCCTGCACAAGTCGGCCGGCGCCTGATCGGCGCCCACGCACAGCCCAGCCGCCCGCGCTGACCCCACACCCCCGCACCGGAGATCCCCATGCGCAACTTCATCCAGGACGGCGATTCGCTCACCGTCACCGCCCCCTACGCCGTCTCGTCCGGCGCGGGCTGCCAGGTCGGCACCGCGCTGTTCGGCGTGGCCACGGCCACGGCGGCCAGCGGCGCCGAAGTGGTCATCAAGACCGCCGGCGTCTTCGACCTCACGGCCAAGACCACCGACACCTGCGCGGTCGGCGCCAAGCTCTACTGGGACAACACCAACAAGGAGCTGACGACCACGTCCAGCGGCAACCTGGCCTGCGCCATCGCGCTGGTGGCCAAGATCAACACCGACACCACGGCCCGCGTGCTGCTGGTGATGGGCCTGTAACCCAGGCCCAGCCCCGCACCCGCATCACCGCCCGCGCGCCCCAGCATGGCCTTCGCCGCCGCCGCCGACCGCTTGAACCGGGCGTGCACCCGCGCGTTCGGCGAATCGGCCACGGTCGACGGCACGGCCGTGTCGGGCGTCTACTACGCGCCCTTCGAAGAGGCCTTCGGCGTCAGCACGTCGGAGCCCCGGCTGGCCATCCGCGCGGCCGATGTGGACGCCGCCGTGGGCGATGCCGTGGTGTGCACCGCCGGCAGCTTCCGCGTCCGCAAGGTCGAGCCGGACGGCACCGGCTGGACCGTCCTGCGCCTGGAGGTGGCCTGACATGGCCGTCAACGGGCACGACGCCATCGTCGACGCGGTGCTCGATGTGCTCCAGGCCGCCCCGGCCCTGGTCGACGGCGGCATCGCCGAAGACATCGCCAGCGACACGCTGCCCACCGGCAAGTCGGCCGACCTGTCCGTCTCGCTGATGGACAGCACGCCCGGCGCCCCCGGCTTCGGCAAGCGGGAATGGACCAGCATGGTGCGCGTCACCGCGCGCGCTCGGTCCGACACCGCCGGCGTCAACGGCCGCACCAGCCGCGCCATCCAGGCCGCCGCCTTCGCGCGGCTCATGGCCGATCGCACGCTCGGCGGCCTGGTGCTCAACGTCGGCGCGCCGCGCCTGTCCAACGAGCCGGCCATCCTGGCCAGCCGCATCGGCGTCGTGCATGCCGACTACCCCGTCACCCACTACACCGCGCTGAATTCGATGGACGCGGTGCAGCCCTGAACCGTCAACGGAGAACCTTCCATGGCCACCAACGAAAACGCCCGCCTGCAGTACGAAGCCGGCCAGACGTTCTACGCGATGTCCGAGCTCACGGCCGCGTCCGATGCGCTGAGCTATGCCGGTGCGGCCGCGCCCTGGTCCAACCGTGCCGGCTTCGCGCCCAACGTCATGCCCAACGGCCTGCTGAGTGGTGGCGCCGTCAGCGTGCACGCGACGGACAACACCGTCAGCATCGCCGCCATCTCGGCCAACCAGGCCGGCGCCGTCATCGCGGTCAACGCCGGCACGCTGGTCGCTTCGCGCGGCACCGGCGGCGATACGCACCGCATCACCTCGCTGACAATCAACTCCAGCGGCGCGCTGGCGGCCGTCGCCGGCACGGCCAGCACGGCATTCAGTGAGACCCGCGGCGCGGCCGGCGGCCCGCCCTACATCCCGGTCGGCAGCATCGAGATCGGCCAGGTCCGGCTGACCAGCACCACCGCGGCCGCCGTCACCGCGGCGGAGATCTTCACCGTGCCGAACACGCACGTGGAGCGTGCCGACACCCCGATCTACGAGATCGACACCCTCAACGGCAAGGTCGTCATGTCCGCCGCCGTGCCGAAGATCCACACGGGCGACCTGCCGAAGAAGATCTACGCCAGCTACGCCACGCCGGTGTTCACCGACGTGCCGATCGCCAGCGACTTCGTGCCCCCGGCCAACAGCTACAGCGTCTCCAGCCAGCAGTACTACGGCGGCACGACTGCCAGCGTCAGCAAGACCCTGCAGCAGGGCAGCTTCACGGCGCTGCTGAACGACGGCATCACCGATCCGCTGCTGGCTCAGGAAGGCCACGAACTGTGGTTCAAGTTCTTCCAGGACCGCGCGCGCTCGGCCTATGAAATCTGCCAAGGCAAGCTCGGCATCAACCGCACCTTCAGCGTCGCGGGACGGCCCCAGGCCGCGTGCGTGATCGCCGCTTCCAGCGTCGGCTCGCGGGTCGCCTGAGATGGGCTTCGACGCCGCCGCCTTCGAGCGTGCGCAGCTCGTGCCGCGCACCTCGAAGGTCCCGGTTCCAGGCCTGGCCCGGTGGTTCACCGAAGGCACCGATCCCGTGTGGACCGTGCGCGGGATGGACTCCAGCGAGGTGCACTACACCTCGGAGGCCGGCAAGACCCGCGCCACCGTCGCCAACCTGCTGAACGCGGTCGCCGAAGGTGGCAGCCAGGTCAAGGCCCTGCGCTCCGCCATCGGCCTGCCGGACGGCGTGGTGCCGGGTGAAGTCGTCCGCCGGCAGGAGATGCTGCGCCTGGCCAGCGTCGACCCGGTCATCGACCTGACCATCGCCGTCAAGCTCAGCGAGATGCACCCGGTCGAGTTCTGGCACCTGACCAACGAGATCCTGATTCTCACCGGCCAGGGCGCCACCGACCTGGGAAAGCCCGAAGCCGCCTCGCCGACGACCACAGCCTCGCCATCAGCATGAGGCTGCTCGAAGTGCGTGGCGGCTACCTCTACCAGCACCGGCCCGATCTCTTCCCGCAGGGCTTCCTGACGGAAGAAGAGATCGCCCTCTGGGCCGTGTACTACCAGCAGCGCGACGACGAGCGCGCCGCTGAATCCGGCCCCCGCCGCCGCTGAGGCCCGCCACCATGGCCAGCGTCGCCACCACCATCGCCGTCATCTTCGAGGCCTTCGATCGCGCCACGCCGACGATCGAGGGCATCGAGCGCAGCCTGGGCAAGATGACGGCCGTGGCCGACGCCGCCACGCGGGCCTTCGGTGGCGTGGCCGGCAACATCCAGACCGCCACCCAGCCGCTGGCCGACCTGACCACCGGCGTGCTGAAGGTCGAAGGCGCCTTCATCGGCGCCGGCGTGGCGCTCACCGCGTTCGCCATCAAGACCGCGGGCGACTTCGACACCGCCTTCCGGCAGATCACCACCCTGTTCAGCGCGTCGGAGCAGGACGTGGCCAAGTTCCGGGCCAACATCCTGGACTACGCGCGCACCAGCAGCAAGGGCCTGGAGGACATCACCAACGCCCTGTCCGCGGCCATCGGATCGGGCGTTGACTACAGCAAGTCGCTCGAGCTGATCGCCACCGCTGAGAAGCTGGCCGTGGCGACGCGGGCAGACCTCAAGGGCACCACCGAGGTCCTGGTCTCCACGCTCAACGCCTACGGCATGAAGACGTCCGACGCCGGCAAGGTGTCGGACCTGTTCTTTCAGACCATCAAGGACGGCAAGATCGAGATGGGCGACCTCAGCCGGTCGCTCAGCATGGTCACGCCGCTGGCCGCCGCATCGGGCGTCAGCCTGCAGGAAGTCGGCGCTGCCATCGCCGCGCTCACCGCCAGCGGCATCGCGCCCAGCACCGCCATCGAGTACCTGCGTTCGGCGCTGACCAACATCATCAAGCCGAGCAACGACGCCGAGATGATGGCCAAGGCGTTGAACATCCAGTTCGACGACCAGGCGCTGAAGTCCAAGGGACTGGCCGGCTTGCTGAACGATGTCGCCAAGGCCACCAACGGCAACAGCGGCCAGATGGCCAAGCTCATCGGCGACGTCGGCGGCCTGGTCGCTGCCATGGCCCTGACGGGCCCCGCCGCCGGCAAGTTCAAGGAATCGCTGGACGGCATGGCCAAGTCCGCCGGCGCCGTGGACGAGGCCTTCGGAAAGATGGGCGGCAGCCTGGACGTGGCCGCCGCCAAGGCCGCCAACGCGTTCAAGGGCCTGCTGGTCGACATCGGCACGCCGCTGCTGAACGAGGCCGGCGGCATCGCCAACGCCATCGCCAACATCTTCAACGCCATCGGCGTGAGCGTGCGCGAAGGCGCGCTGCGCGACCTGGTCAAGTACGTCGAGAGCGCCCTGGGCGATCTGCAGTCCACGCTGGAAACGGTGGCCGCCAATCTGCCGGCCGCGCTCGGCAAGGCCGACCTCAGCGGCTTCACGCGCGGCATCGACGTCGTGCGCGACGCCTTCGGCCGCCTGTTCGGCTCCATCAACCTCACCTCCGTCGACGGCCTCACCAAGGCCATCGAGCTGGCCGGCACCGCGTTCCTCGGCCTGAGCAAGTTCACCGCCGGCGTGATCGAGAGCTTCAAGCCGATGTTCGATCTGCTGGTGCGGATGGGCAGCGAGATCGGCAAGGCCAACCCGGATCTCTTCCAGATGGCGGGGCAGCTGTCCGGCCTGGCCACGCAGGCCAACCTGTTGGCCGGCGGCCTCGTGGGCCTGCTACCGGCATTCGAAGCGCTGATCGACCTGGTGCTGCTGCGCCAAGGCATCGGCCTGCTCGGCAGCCTGAAAAACCTCAGCGTCGCGCTGCCTGCCATGACCGGCGGCATCACCGGCCTGGGCATTGCCATCACCACCTACCTGGCCAGCGACAAGGTCATCGCGCTGGTGCAAGCGCTGGTCGAGTGGAAGAAGGCCACCGACCTGGTGGCCGACGCCAACCAGCGCACGGCCGACATCACCAACCAGGCC